TAGAAGATATTGATTTTTCAAATCCATTTAATAAAAGAGGAGAACCAAACAGACTTAAAATACCAAATTTTGATGGAAACAATAGGTTGATTTCTTATTCAATCGTTAAAAGAGAGGCGGTAGTAAACGGTGTGACAAGGATTTTTAGAAAAGTTATAACCGAGGTTGACCAAAAACCTTTTTTAAAACTTTATCTACCCGAACAAAACGTTTTAGGTGTTACAGGTGTAATTCATAAAGATGGGACCAACTTTGTAAACAACCCAACAAGTTCTGAATTTCTAAGTTCAACAAACAAATGGTATGAAGTAAAATCTTTAGTTCAAGACAAGGTATTTGTTCCCAACCCAACAAGCGTTTCAGATAGTGAAAATTTTATCGCGGGAACATATATTCCCGTTACCAATAAGTTTATAACCGAATACACCCCCGAAAATTATTTTTCAGTCATTTTTGGTTCGGGTAACGTAAATCCATTAGATAATTTAGATAATTTCAACACAGGTAATTTAAGAGTAAGTTTGGGTACATATTTGAACAATCTATCATTAGGTTCACTACCTAAATCAAACACCACTCTTTTTATAAAATATAGAATTGGTGGAGGTAAAGATAGTAATATAGGTATTGATATCATTACAAGTGTAGATAATGTTGAATTTATCGTAAATGGTCCTAATTCAAATACGAATACACAAGTACAAAATTCACTAACTGTAACAAATGTAACACCAGCAGTTGGAGGTGCGGACCAACCAACCATAGAAGAGGTGAGAAATATGATTGCTTACAATTTTTCCGCGCAAAATAGAGCAGTTACACTGAATGATTACAAATCATTAATTGAAACAATGCCATCAACATACGGAGCACCTGCAAAGGTAAATGTTATGGAAGAAGACAATAAAATTAAAATAAAATTATTGTCATATGATGAAAACGGGAACCTTATTGATACTGTTTCAAACACGTTAAAAAATAATATTTTGGAGTATCTCGCAGAGTATAGAATGGTTAACGACTTTTTGGATGTTGAAAGTGGTGAGGTTGTTGATTTTACGTTGGAGATAGACGTTGTAATAGATAAAAATGGTAACCAAACAGATATTGTTAGAACAATAATCCAAAATACTGTAGATTATTTTTCAATTGAAAAACGAAAAATGGGTGACCCATTGTTTGTTGGTGATTTATACAGAACAATAGGTGAAGTTAATGGGGTTGTTAATGCTGTTGATATTAGAGTCTTTAATAATATAGGTGGTGAATATTCATCCTCAGAAGTTGCTCAAGCATATGTAAATGCAAATACTAAGGAAATTTCTCAATCAGATTTGACCATTTACATGAAATCTAATCAAATATATCAGATAAGATTTCCACAAAAAGATATTAAAGTAAGAGTTAAAACACTAGGAACGACTACATTCTAATTTAATTTTTATTTATTTTTCTGGAAATACATAATTTTCTATTTATAGAAGAATGCAGAAACATAGAATTTCCACGAATATAGGTAAGGACCAAAAAGTCGTAGTCGAATTAAAAAACGATTTTGACCTTCTTGAGATTTTATCTTTAAAATTTACACAAACCGAGGTCTACTCCTCGATGTGTTCGGACTACGGTGTTGTCTGCGGTAGAATTTTTGTAAACAACGGATTTGGTGTACCCAACGCTCGAGTTTCCATTTTCATACCAATATCAGAGGAAGATACCAACGACCCCGTAATATCAGCACTATACCCATTTACGGTAGTTGAAGATAAAAACAATGATGGTTTTAGATATAATTTATTACCCAGCAGAAAACAACACGGTGGACACCAACCAACAGGGACATTTCCTGACCAAAAAGATATCTTAACAAGAGAAGAGGTACTTGAAGTTTATGAAAAATACTACAAGTACACGGTAAAAACAAACGACGCTGGTGACTTCATGATTTGGGGTGTACCCGTGGGGACACAAATAGTCCATGTTGATGTTGATTTATCAGATATCGGTTGTTTTTCCTTAAGACCCGACGACTTTATTAGACAGGGTTTAGGTGTTGATAAATTTAAAAATTCATATAGTTTTAAATCTTCAAACGATTTAGATACATTACCACAAATTGTTTCATTTAATCAAACTGTAGAAGTTTATCCGTTTTGGGGAAATGAAGATTTATGTGAAATTGGTTTGACAAGAACTGATTTTGACTTATCAAGTAGAGGGGTTAAAGTAGAACCCAAAGCATATTTACTTGGTTCAATATATTCAGATAAAGGAACTAACACTTTAAATAAAAACTGTAGACCAAGAAATGACATGGGTCGTAAATGCGACTTAACAACTTTCGCCGCAGAGGTTGAAATTATAAGATTTACACCAAACAAAGATTCTTTAGGTAGACCGATATTAGAAACATACGAATTTCAAGAGGAGGTTGATGAAGATGGTTCATTTGTTATACCACTACCAATGAACATGGATTATATCTTCACAAATGAATTTGGTGAAACAGAGACAACAAATGACCCAAATAAAGGAATTCCAACTAGTGCGTGTTATAGATTTAGAATATCAGGTAAAAATCAAAACTTAGCCAGAGTAAGATATGTTGGTAGTTACCTTATTCCAAATATTAGAGAGTATAGTAGCGATATTGATGCGTCCTATGCTTTCTCTTTAAATTGGGACGACTACCCCTCGTCCGCAACAAACACTTCTGTTATTTTTAATCAAACATACGATAGTTATTTTCCAGAAGATTATTTTTATAGATTCACATATAATAAAGTCTATGCTGTCACCTCATATAGAGGTGGACACTTTAAAGGTGGTAAAGATAATTTTTTAGGTATTAAAGACATTGCACCTAAAGTTGAGGAGGATTGTGAATCAAGTGTTGTAACACCCCCAATAAACTACGCTTGGAAAAAATTTAGTTTTGCAATTTTAATTGCGATTATATTAAACGCCTTTGAAAGAGTTATTTATACCGCATTTGTTCAAGCGTTACAAGTTATTATATTTCCATTTAATTGGATGTATGAAAATTTTAGAATTGGACCTATAAGAGCTGTTGGTGTGACAATATTTTATTGGGAACCTTTTAAATTTCTTGATACAAAAGTAATTGAACCACTTCAACAATTAGGTACAGTGTATTTGAGTACCGTTGTCTACCCTGAGTGTGAATCTTGCGATGAGATTGAGGTTAACGGAACAGATGTTGTTGTTACCGCAGACCCGTCTTCATTATATTATAAAATTGCTGATGGAACGGCTGTTAGGGATAAACTAACATTAAGTGTGAATTGTGACACTTATGATTTTGCGGTTCCAGGTGCAGGCACGAGTGTTTATCAATATGTTGACTGTACAACAGGTGTTTTAACTAATTTATCAATACCATTCTCAGGTTCTCCTGTTAATGGTGTTTGTTTGAGAACCGGGTCATTATCATTAGTTTCGGGAACTAATACCGCGAGCGATGTTGGGGATTGTGATAGTAATCAAACTGAAATTTTTATATGCGACCCCGATGTAAACACCAGAGAATATTTTTTAAGTGAAAACCCATCTAGCGGTTTTACGTCTTACAATTACACCGGTTATACATATGGACAAACACTATCAACAATTTATAATAATATATTACTCGGGGCGGTCACTGGTAGAACTTATTATGTTAAGTTAATATCATATTTACCTCATGGATATGCACAATCTTCGGATGTTGCGTCTTTGACAGGATTAACAACCGGACTAACAACGACTCTGCAAATAGGGACCTACACTTGCGGTTCAACTACAGGTTATGTGGGTAAAGATAATAACAATACAAACGGTTGGTTAATATGGAATAACCCCACGATACCAAAAGATTATGTTTGGACAGGATTTACATACGAAATATATGATACCAATTATCCAATAACAGGGTCATCTACCAATACTTTTGATTCAGCCTCATTACCTGAAGGGTGTTTGTCACAAAACACAATATATGATGATTCGGGTATAGTTAAATTAACCTACTGCGCGACCGGCGTTACCGCGGACTATAATAACACATCGGAAGTTACTTCGGTTGTTGGACCATCGTGTACAACAGCGAACCTAATTGCTGTCGGTCAGGCTGCCGCAAATAATTTAAATTTAAATCCGTGCGGGAGTTGTGATACCAGAAGTGGATTTTCAGAATTTAGGTTTGGTGTATACACAGTTATACCTGCTGCTGATAATGGTAACTGGTCGGTACAGAAAAAATTAATACGAGAATACGCGAGAAGAAAATTAGTGAATAAAGTTTTTTGTGAGGGTGTTGCTAATTATTCATTTTTTGAAAATTGGTTAGCGGGTTCTTTATATTTATTCCCATTCAAAGCGAGAGTTAGATGGAACAATGAAGAAGAACTTGATTTAAATGTAAGAAGAACAAATTATTGTGAAAATTTAGTTTACTATAAAACAAAAGAAAAAACATCAAATACTGCAGTAAAAAGATTTTACTATAGGTCTACAAAATGGAACGGTTCGATTTTTCAAAAAACGTCATCGGGTTCTGAATTTAGCACTTTAAGACACCCAACTACAATAATGGACTTAGGTCCAAGAGACGAGTTTATAAAAGAAATATGTGTCGACCCAAATCTTGACCCAAATTGTTCTGTTGTTAGAAATATTGGTCCGACATCATACCAAAGTTTTAAAGAAATGTTGGGGTTATATATTAACTACAGATTAGACACCGACAATAATTACGGATACAAAGATTTTTTCTCCAATACAGGATACACATCTTACTACCCATTCAATACAAATAAAGAAATATTAAATGGTGATATTCTTCAACTAATCTCAATTAACAGTGAGGTTGGTATTGAAGAATTTGATTTACAAAACAGATATTACGGACAGTATAATCCTGTAATTTTAGACCCCGATGAATATGTTAATTTATTCAGGTCTCAATCTGGTACACTTAATGGTCCCATCCCAATAAATTTTGTTTTTGACGATGAAGGGTATAGAGTTAGGGTTTGTTTGAATGAACCCGGAAGACTTACCGAATCATCACAGATTGTACCATTCTTTTATTGGGATAAAGATGGACAGGGATTTGGTGAAGGGTATGGACAATCTTGGGATTATGGAACAGTTGCCGCACAAAGGTTACAAGGGATGTCTTATAATTACGCATTTACAGGAGATTCAACATACAACTATCTTTTATTTCCAATGACTAAAACCTATTCGGGTGATACGTTTACAATTGCGGGTGCCGATGTTAATGACGGTGCTTTTGATGTGGAGGATACAACAGATGTACACTTAAATTATGACAATCAGGAGGAAGGATTTACTGTTTTACACATAACATCAGGAAGTACATCAAATCCACTTGGTGGTACATTATGGATTAGAGTTGGTGATATCGGAGGATGGTCATCGAAGTCTTGGAATTTTGATGTTGATTTTATATTAAAACCAACAGAAGTAAACTATACAGGAAATAAACAAATATTATCAACGCCTTTCTTATTTTATTTTGGACTAAGACCTGGTAAAACTGCTGTTGATAAATTTATAAAATTATTCGGACCAAAAGGTGCGTTCCCATCTGCAGAATAATGGAGAAAAAAAGAATTATATTACCATCTAAAAAATTCTTTGGTTCAATAAATGAAGACCAAACAATTCGTATTGGATTAGATGAAACAGAAAATCTTTTAAGAGAGGGCGACAGAAATATAATTTTAAGTAACGCCGAATTATTCAACAAAGAAAGAAACGATAGTAATAATTACAAAATTCATGGAAAACTTAAAATGGTTTTCCGTAATTTATATAGTGGAACTTGTGATTATAATCCATTATTAAAAAAACTATATCTCGTCGGAGATGGTGGTGACAACGACTTTACAGGTTTTATACCGTACCAAGAGTTCGCGTTTCTAAGAAAAGACGTTATAAGACAAGTCAATCCCATTCAAACAATTTCTTCTTTAACATTATACACTCCAAGTGTTACATATTCAGGAGAAACAGAGCACGTTCCAATTTCAAGTATAGATGCTCCTTATCATAATTGGAACATTTACTTATCTTACATTTACGGTCAAGATACAAATTACCCTATGAAATATACTCTTAGTGGTAACACTGTTTTCAGTTTTGTTAGTGGAGATGGTATACCGTTTAGAGTAGAGGATATGGGTAACACATTTAAGTTAACTAGTCCTGTTGAACACGGAATGTCATCAGGTGAATTTATTACTATAAGTGGAGGTACTCTAAACAACGCAATTCCTGTTAGTGGAAGAACATTTTCAATTATTAGTGTTGGAGATTCAATATATAATTCTGAAAAGTACGTTTTAGAAGTTTCAAAATCTGAAATGACATCAGGAACTACATTATCAACAGTTGTTTTTGGTAAAAGGTGTACTAATAGAAATGATATAACAGGTTCAACATCCGTTTATTATGTTCACAAACACAAAACACTAACAGAGAGAGAAGATTATATTTTAGACAAAATAGGTTTTGAATCTTCAATATGGGAGAATGAAAGAAAATTATTGTTAGAAAATAGTGCTGGTGAAAGTGATGTCTTGGTTGAGAGAAACATGATGGAATCATTAATATACGATTTCAAACAACCATTTGTATTGACAGGATTAACTAATAATTTAGGATACCTACCCACTGAAGTTTATGTTAGTGCAATATTAGCAAATAGAAACGGCTATTTTGAATACCCACCAAAAGTCGGTTGGAAATTTAATTTTCACGACACTTGGGTTGATGACCACTTTAGTGGAACGGGGTCAACAGAATCATCAATAACAACAACTGGATTTTCAAAAACAATTAGTGCTGTTACATACAACTTTACAGGTGGTACTGATTTACCCTTAAACACTATTTTACATGGTGCTTTTGTTGAATACAATCGAGAAGAATTAAGAGAGAGAATAATCAGTGAAGCTTATCACAGATTTTCTAATCCATTATTTGTATTTGATTATGGACAAACAGGGTCTACGGTTTCTTTTTCAGGTGGTTCAATGACTAACATGTATGGTTTGTTTTATCAACCACATCACAGAATAAAATTAAGACAGTTATCACCTTATATTGAGTCATCCAAAACAAATCAAGTTTATGGATTACCACAAAATGCGAAATATTTTGAGGATGAAGCTCTTTGGAAATGGAGAGATGTCTATGACCATGGTTTCATCGACCCAGATGGTTTTGGTACCAACTTCCCATTTATTAATAATATTCATTATGTAAAAAATGACATTGATTTCTATTTACGTAATGAAAACGTTTATAATAATAAACAAGACTTAGTTAAGAATGTAAATAAGTTTAAATGTTGATATGAAAATTTTAGCAAAAAATAACGACCAAAGTATTATCATACCATCAAATCAGATGTTTAAAACTGATTTGGGTTGGACCGATAGTGCCGAACAAATGGAAAAAGAGATTTTGTATGAAATTATCAATCCAACAGAGAATTATGAAACAGTTAGGTACATTCATTCACCATATAATCAAACATCAACAACGTCGGGTACAACATTTCAACAGACCGACATATGGTATAGTTTTTATTTTTTAAATAACTCTGGAAACTATAGTCAAAACTATGAAAATGTTGGTATTTCGTTTGAAGAAAATTCTAAAATGTTAAAACAAGCAACAGAAAGTTTTTTTAGATTAGAATTTTACAAAACAAATAACGATACTTCACCAAACTTAACTAATAGAAGATTAGTTTTCGCTAAAAACCTATCACTCCCATTGGGGGAAAGGGTTTTTTATACAGGAATCCCAACGGGGTCAACAATACCATTAAACGATTATGTTTATGTACCTGTTTTTACGGGTTCCAATTACAAAAATACTGAAAACATGTATTTTTTTTGGTTCACGGACGACTCACCTTTTATAGAAACAAATATTACAGGAAATACATTCTATATGACCGCAAAATACTACAATGCAAAAGACGGTAGTGTTATTGATTTTGTAAATAAGTCTAAAAATGTCAACGCGTCAACATCATATGTTGAAGAAGAGGATGTATACTATAAAGTAATTATAGATAGGAGTGATTACTCATACATCGTGTATTTGTATAACGGTTCAATAGGCTCAAGAGTTGGATTAGTAAACACCCCAATAAACTTTTACGAGAGAAAACAATAATGGATATTAAGTCACCAACAAAATACGAGGTACTTAGGAAAAATATTCCTAAAGTAAAACTGTATTCTAACGATGGACCCTATTGGTACAATAGTTTTGGTAATTTAATATCATGGTCTGAATCTCAATATTTAGACCCATTAGATGGTTTTATTATTTACAATGTAACAGGTGGTACGGTATCTTCAGGTTATTATGTTTGGACGGGAAATACGATACCAACAAACTCTTATGGTGATGTAGGTTGTGATTTAACACTTGAACTGTACGGGTGGGAAAACATAACAAAAGGACAAGCGTATGGTGAACATATGTTACCAATATTTTTAGAAACACACGTCGATGAAATGGGTGTCATGGTCGGATTTGACGGACAAATGGAACAAGTTGAACAAATATGTAATTTTTCATACACACAAACAGGTAACACAGTTCAAATTTATAATACCGTAGACACAAGTAAAGTATCTGAAATTCATTTTATCGATTTTACTGTTGATTGGGGTGATGGAACAACAAGTATATTAAGTTCAACAAACATAACCACAACCAAAACATACGCAACAACTGGTGAAACAATAATTTCTATTTCTATTGATACACCATGGAGTAAATTTGAAACAAAAAAAATAATTCAAATACCTTCAAATACAACAGTTGTGAATCCTCTTGGAACTTTCTCAGGATTTACAGTTCCATATACAACAATAACAGGACAATCTCAAAACTATTTGAACGACTTAGAATACAATGGGACATACACAGGGTATACAAACTTTACATACGCCGCAATTGGTAAAAGTAGAATTAGTGAATTAAAACTTTACGGTTCAAACACATACTCAGGAGTTACCACAGGAAGTACAAATGGAATTCCATATAGTGCTTACACAATAGACAATTTATATTATCAAGATTTTGAAGATGGTGTAACTACTATTACAGGAACAACATCAGGATTTACAAAAGAAGAAGTTATAAATAAAGTAATCACAAGAAACGAACATTTCTTAGGATTTATTGACGAACCGGTAATTTATTCGGATATTTTTGTTGAGAGAGGTAAGCAAGGTGTTATGGAAAAAACATTTAGATTATCTGAAATAGATAATACTGGTGAATTATCAATTTATGGAAACGGATATTTTAATATTAGAAAACAATAATTTTCATATTTATTATAAAAAAACATGGCAGTAGGTAGTTACGGTATAATTAGACCATCAGATGTGTCACCCGAAGACGTTGAAATATATTTTCACTACGTCTCGGACAGAAACAGCACTTCAACTGTAACACTTAAAAGATTAAGTTCAGCGGAAGTATTAACACCTGTTTATCACAACGGGGACACCACAGATGATACTTCGGCTCCGAACGTCGAAATTTTAGGTGGTTTATATAATTTAAAACTTACCGCAGATGATTTTGCGGATTTAGGTGTATACACTTTACACATAAGACCAAAACAAATAAGAACATCGATTACCGATTGTGGAATTTTAGCATCTCTACCTTCTGTTAGAGGTTTAGTTATTGATTTATCAAATGTTCCGGCTGAAGATAGAAACAAATTCACACCTCAAGGTTTAGTTGGTTATAGAATTGAATATATAAATTCATCAGATAATAAAAAAATTCCAAATTTTTATAGAATTGTAACGTCATCATTTTACTGTACGCCGATTGTTTCAAATTTAACAAGTACATCACAAAAAGCGATAAGATATCAATATAGTGAGCAGGCGACTAATTTAATGTTCTTAACAGTAACACCGTCATCCGCCCCTACTAATAAACCAAACACAGTACCATTTATTGGTGTTCCTTCTCAAAAAATCATATTAACAAACACATATTTAAACCCAACCACAATAGAAATTGAAATGGTTGAGCATGACGCATCAACATTGGCACACGCCCTGTATGGTAATCAAAGTAAAGCGGTTTCACAAGGTATCTACACCATTTATGACAATAACAATAACATCTATAGACAATACAATCTTTACGAGGTTAAAGACGAATTTAATGAAACATTATATGAAATTCGTGAAGAGAGAGGTGATATAGACGAAACCCTAAACTTTGATACTATTACAGAAGTATAATGGCAAAAAGGAAAGTACCAAGTCAAGCGGCAAGCGGGGCGGAAACATTTAATGATTTTTTAGTTGGAAGACAGATTACTGATGGTACATCTGCACTAACCAATACCGTATTTGCGCTTGATAAAACTATTCCCGACAAAGACTCCAAAAATTTTACAAGTAATCCTTTTTCACAATTTTTAACATTAGACACATTAAAAGAGGTTGAAGGTATTCAAACAACTACACCAATACCTAAAAAAAGAAGAACAGATGAAGTTAGGTTTAAGGGTAATAAAAAATATGCCGACAAATCACTATTTGGTTCACTTAAGAGTAGAATTTTAGTTTCAATAACTCGAATTATACAAAAATTTCCTGGCGCTATTTCAGTGGTGGCAGACACCCCGATTGGTAATTCAAATTTTAGTGCTAGCGGAATTACCCACAACGATAGTACAAATACAACATCGTTTTATATCGAAAGAAGCAAGATATTTAATCCTTTTGATTTAATTTTCATTGAACCAAATTCAGTTGTAAAACCTGAATCAGAAAACGAACTAAGAAATTTTTATTCGTCGTTTACCAAGTATGTTATTGTTACAAATAATACACCATTTCCAATTTTAGAATATAGTGAACCAAATACCAATAATTTAATATTTTTAAGAGTTTTCGGTAAACCATTTACCGGTTCGACTTACTCACAAAACCTTTTGATAAGACCAAACGACGGTTTAGTTGAAGAATTTTTCGAAGGTTTAGATGATTTAGAAGAATCAATATTAAACCGTGAAACCAATCCAATTTATACATCATCTTTTAAAGTACCAAAAGATAGTCCAGATAACACTAAAACATCATTAATTGATGTATTTGCAACATGGCCAATATCAAGTGATGGGTATAATATACAAATTACAGGTATTGATTACGAATCGTACATAACGACTTTAAGTGATATTGCTGATGAAATAGATGATTACAAATCTAATTTAATGATTAGATTTTTAGCGGCACCTCAATTATTTGAATTTGATACTGAAGACAAAAGAGCGGAGAGCGTATTTCAATTGTATGGACAAAGTTTTGATGGTGTAAAAAAATATATTGACAACATTGCTTACATGAGAAATGTGAGTTATGATGGAATTAATAACCTACCCGATGTTTTATTAAAAAATTTAGCAGAAAATTTAGGTCTTTCTACTTTAAATTTATTTGATGAAAAAAGTTTGGATGACGTTCTATATTCAAGATTACAATCTAATTATAACGGAGTATCAACCGGTACTAATTTAGTTGAGGCGGAATATGAATTTTATAGAAGACTATTAATAAATTTAGCTCACATATATAAGTCAAAAGGTACGAGAGCATCAATTGATTTCTTTTTAAAGTTTTTAGGTGCACCAGAACCTCTGATTAGAATTGATGAATATATTTACAAAGTAACATCAATACCCGCTAGTTTTGATTTACAACAGGACATCTATGATGCTATTCAAGGTAATAAGACATACACATACGCATCATTTGACCCTTCAGGGTTTACATACACCAACATTACATACACCGCGTCAACCACTTTTAACAGAGATGGTTACCCCGTTGATGAAATTACAGGATTACCAAGAAGGGCATATAACGCAAATGAAGGGATATTCTTTGAAAAGGGTTCTGGATGGTACGACATAACACTAAGTCACCGTTCTCCATTGGTTTTGGACTCTGAAAATTCGGTTTTAACTGGTATCACTAAAACAATTAAAACAAAAAACAAAGGATACACATATGGTGAAGATTACTTTGATTTATACAGAACACTACCCGGATTAGATACCGGTTACGAATTAGTATCAGGTGTTGACAACAATAAAGGTCAAATGATTGAAGATGATTCTTTATTAATTCTAAACAGAAAAAATATTGGAATTTATATTTCTTCTTCAAGAGCCATTGATTATGATATATATAGACAAAGTAGAGACCTATTAATTAGTTTTGGTACGAGTACTTTACCACCTCAAACAGGAAAAACATTTGCGGAATTCTTAGATACGTTTATTCACAGTCTTGTAACAAATTCAAATAAAATTCGTTACAAGAAAAATTACATTCAATTAGAGGATGTATATAGAGATTACGTTTCACAAACAACTGGTTTTACACCTTACTACCAAATAAATGTCGCTGAATTTGTAAATAAATTATCACCTTATTGGCCACAATTAGTTGAACAATTAGTACCATCAACCACGTTATGGACAGGTGGTAATTTGATTGAAAATAATGTATTTGGTAGACCAAAATATCAGTACAAATATGACTGCCAACCATTAGAATTTATTGAAGAACTTTATCCTAATTTCGAGACAGTAATTGAAGAGGATTTAGAAAATATTTTAGGTGAAGAAAATAATTTTAGAGCATTAATAAAGTTAACAGGCGTAACTTATTACCCAATTATTGAAATTGACGGTGTAATTTATGGTGGAGCGGACTACTCAGGTTTAACATCATCAATGTATGTAACCGTTAGTGGTACAAGTAACACAACAACAAGTGCAAAATTATTTGACCCACAACCTTTTACAGGATGTACTAGTGGTGTTACAAGTGGAGACACATCGAATTTGTCTCTAATATGTGACTATAAAAATTATTTAGAACCCGACGGTACCAAAATAAAAGAATTATGGTTAAATGCTCTAAGTACTCTAATATCCGACATAACAATCACAAGAAATAGTGCGGGTTATGAACCATACGCACCATTTACTGGTACCACAGGACAAACATATGTTTCTGAAACATTACCGTTAGTAAAATATCAAACTTTTATTGACGAAAATGGTGTTGAAAAAGTTAAATTTTCATCTGTAAAATTAGGACCAAATGATTGCTCTGTAAATGAGTATTTTGATTATAGATTTGAAGCCGATTATAACGTTACAAAAAACACAAATGGTATTAGTGTACGTGTTTATTCAGATAATGAAAAATTTTGTGATGTACCAAGTGGTTGTACACTAGTTAGTGATGTTTATTTTGAAGTTATAGGGTACAAAACAGGTATTCAACAGGATTCGTCTTGGCCATTCAACATTTACGCTAATTGTGTAAGTGGTACAAACGAAAATGCGGACGTTTACATAGAAAAAGTGAATGATTGTACGTACAAAATAACAGGTGTATCTGAAAACGATGTTATCGATTTTAATATCGTGGACGCAGCAAACAAAGAAGTTAAATTTAAAATTGAAGGGTTGCAAGCTAAGGTCGAACATGACCCTTGTCCAACCCCTTCAGGTAAAAGTCACGTAGAACTGTTTAGTATTGTTGGATATCAAGGTACAATTTCAAATCCAATTTCTGTTGTTTCCGGTGCAACGTATTGTGACAACTATACAGGTTACACAATTCAACCAAAAGTTCAGTACAAATCAAACTTTAACTACGGAATAAAATGTGATTCGACAATTTTAGTTGTTGATTCAGGTTTAACAATCGATAACCAAACCACTAGTAATGATATTGAATCCTATATCAGTGGTGGTACAATAAGTGGTAAAAGTGTTTGCGATTTGAATGTTGGGGAGTACGTTCTTTCAGCATCTTACAAATCATGTACAGATTACACACATCAACAAATTGTTGATGGACCAAATTCAGGATATTCATTCACATTTAATTACCAAAAACTTGAAGTCACAGACATTGAATGTTTAGCTTCGGTTAAAAAAAGTATTATTACCGGTTTAACCTCAAGTAACAATTATGAAGTTTTTGATGTTTTACCAACAACACAATTAAGAGTTTATACAAATAGAATTGTTGAAAATTTCGGTACACCAACAAACAGTATCTACTTTTTTGATGATAGATTTCCGGAAGAATTGCAGAAAAAACCAACAGATTTTGTTGAACCTTGTTGTGACCACCCAAAAGAATTATACAATCACGGGGATTATTTAATAAACAAATATGGTGAAACCATAGAAGTAATTGATGTCGACTTAAATTATTGCGATACAGGATTATACTTCAATCTAAACTTTGAATTAGACAATACACCACTAACTGATGAATTTGTTGTTGTTTTTAACGGAAACAACAGTGACCAAATTCTGATGAAACACAAATACGATAAACATCCAAATATTGGATTTAACCTTGGTCAATATTATATCGATGCAAACCATTGTCCTACAGAACCAACTAATGAGGAATTAAGTACTTCCATTTTTGATTGTATATGATAAATACTATAAAAATAGACGTTGACAAATCACAAATAAATCGGTATATTTTTATAATAAAAATACATATAGATAAGACTGTAGATTTAAATGGCATTAATAAAAATAAACACAGGTAATTTTGATGGTGAGATTGGTGTTATTACATTTTACCCTTGTACAGGCGGTACCCTTAACTTAGGTACCGTCGTAATGCCATATTATTACGACACAAACTATTACTTAGGTACATACTCAGTTTATTTTCCGGCACTTGATAAGACTTGTGTTGCGGAAATTCCATGTCCATCACCATCGGTTACTCCAACCCCAACCCTTACACCTTCTCTCACCCCAACCCCCACAATTACACCATCTATTACTCCTACACCAACAAGAACCCCAACAAAAACACCCACACCAACAAGAACCCCATCTATTACACCTACTGTTACAATCACCCCAACAATTACACCTACACCAAGTGTAACTCCATCTATTATACCTACCGTTAGCCCTACGGTCACACCTTCTGCATCCGTGACCCCAACTATTACACCAAGTATAACTCCAAGTGAAACTCCTTCAGTTACACCATCTATCACCCCAACTAGTTCTGTTACACCATCAGTAACACCATCAGTAACTCCAAGTGAAACACCATCAGTAACTCCAAGTGAAACACCATCTGTTACACCAAGTGAAACACCATCTGTTACACCTTCTGTTACACCAACTAGTTCTGTTACACCAAGTATAACTCCAAGCGTTACTCCAAGTATAACACCAAGTGAAACACCATCTGTTACACCAAGTGAAACACCATCTGTTACACCAACATCAAGCGTTACTCCAAGTATAACACCAAGTGAAACACCATCTGTTACACCAAGTCTTACGCCAACTAGTTCTGTTACACCAAGTATAACACCATCTGTTACACCAAGTGAAACACCATCTGTTACACCAAGTATAACACCAAGTATAACACCAAGTGAAACACCATCAGTTACCCCAACCAGTTCAGTTACCCCATCTGTTACACCAAGTATAACTCCAAGTGAAACACCATCAGTAACACCAACTAGTTCTGTTACACCATCTGTTACACCAAGTATAACTCCAAGTGAAACTCCTTCAGTTACACCATCTGTAACTCCTACTAGTTCTGTTACACCATCTGTTACACCAAGTATAACTCCAAGTGAAACTCCTTCAGTTACACCATCTATCACCCCAACTAGTTCTGTTACACCATCTGTTACACCATCTGTTACACCAAGTGAAACTCCTTCAGTTACACCAACCAGTTCAGTGACCCCATCTGTTACACCAAGTGAAACACCCTCAGTAACCCCATCAGTAACTCCAACAAGTTCTGTTACACCATCAATTACACCAAGTGTAACACCTTCCGTTACTCCAACATCATCTATTACACCATCGGTTACTGCGTCTGTAACTCCAAGTATAACACCATCAGTAACACCAACATCAAGTGTAACACCATCAGTTACTAGTTCTGTAACTCCAAGTATAACACCATCAGTAACACCAACTAGTTCAGTAACCCCAAGTATAACACCAAGTGTTACACCATCAGTTACGCCTTCTATAACACCAACTAGTTCAGTGACTCCAAGTGTTACCGCATCAGTGACTCCAAGTGTTACCCCTACTAGTTCCGTTACCCCATCAGTTACACCAAGTATAACACCAAGTATAACACCCACTTCAAGTGTCACACCATCAATAACTCCAAGTATAACACCCACTAGTTCTGTAACACCATCAGTAACAAGTTCCGTTACACCATCTATTACACCAACATCTAGCGTTACCCCATCTATTACTCCAAGTGTAACACCGTCAATTACGCCAACAAGTTCTGTAACCCCATCAGTAACTCCGAGTGTCACCCCATCAGTAACCCCAACATCTTCAGTTACACCATCCATCACACCATCCATCACACCATCAGTAACTCCAACTAGTTCCGTAACACCATCGGTAACACCAAGTGTTACCCCTTCTGTAACTCCTACTAGTTCAGTTACACCATCGGTTACACCTTCTATAACTCCATCTGTTACACCTTCTATAACACCAACTAGTTCAATCACACCAAGTGTTACCCCATCCGTAACTCCAAGTATAACACCATC